AAGCGAGCCCTTTGAGCATCCGCATCGAGAACGACGATAAGCTCACCGTATCGGGGAGCGTTCTCCTCGTCCCGAAATACCTCACGGACTGGACGGCGGGAGTGGATATTTCCCTCGGAAAAGGCTCAATCAACAGCATTACCAACAATGTGCTGGACCACACACATAAGTTATCCACATTTTCTATCACGGGCGCAACGATGACGGTGCATAACGCCCTGAAAGCGGGAGAGGCGGTCTACCTGTTGAAATTCAACAACGGGAAAAACTACCTCGTCCTCGATAGGGTAGCCTCGTAATGGCAGGCGTTTTTATCCCTATCCCCATCTCCGGCATTGAGGAAGAGCGGGAGGAACCGTCCCTCACCTATAAGCTCGACCTCGACGCAGGACGTATTGCGGGCAAGGTTGACGGCCTTGAGGCTATCAACCAGTTCATCCGAAAAGCCCTCATTACACCGCGATTTCACTGCCTGATTTACGATAACCAGTACGGCAGCGAGATTAAGGACACCATCACCAGCAAGAACGCCACAGAGGAGCTCATCGAGGCAGAAATCCCCCGGCTCGTCAGTGACGCGCTGCTGTGCGACGGCAGGGTGCTCAGGGTCTATAACTTCCGTTATGAGTTCGTTGAGGACTACTGCCACATCTTTTTCAACGCCGACACGATTGCCGGTACAACTTCTTTTGAGGGGGTGATTTAGTTTGTTTGAAGCAAAGACCTACGAGGCCGTTTTTGCGGACATTTTGAGCCGCGCCCCGGACGGCATCGACCTCCGGCAGGGCAGCATCTTTTACGACGCTGTGGCCGGTATCGCGTTCAAGATTGCGAAGTATTACGCAGACCTTGAACAGGTTTTCAATCTGGTTTTCCTGCCGACTGCAACGGGAGACTACCTCACGATGCGGGCGGAGGAGCATGGCGTATATCGTCAGCCCCCGTCCCCGGCAAAGTACAAGGCCGCATTTACCGGCACCATCCCGGAGCCGGGTACCCGGTTCTTTGCCGACGGCCATTATTTCCTGCTGATGCAGGATGATGAGCTGGGGCTTTACCTTGAGGCGGAAACACCGGGCAGCGCGGCCAGCGACTTGCCGCCCGGAACACCGATTGTCCCGGTAGACACCATAAACGGCCTGACGGCGGCCAGCATCTCCGAGGAGATTGAACCCGGCACCGATGAAGAGGGAGACGAAAGCCTCCGCACCAGAGTGCAGGAGAAAATCGCCGGACCGGCTGAAAACGGGAATATCCAGCATTACAAAACGTGGTGCGAGGAGGTTCCGGGCGTTGGCCGGGCGCGCATCGTCCCGCTATGGGACGGGCCGAACACCGTCAAGGGCGTACTCATCGACACGGACGGAGCCCCAGCCTCAAGTGCGGTCGTGGAAAGAGTGCAGGAGTATATCGACCCCGGCAGTACGGGGCTCGGAGAGGGCGTAGCGAACATCGGCGCGTATTTTACCGCCGTTGCGGCTACGCCTTTTGAAGTGCAGATTTCTTTCAGCGTCACCCTCGCAAAGGGCGGCGTACTTTCCGAAGTGCAGGCCGCAGCGGAGACAGCCCTCGCGCAGCATATCAAAGAGGTCAACCTCAACACCTCGGACGGCGAGGCGGCCACCTTGCGTATCAGTACGATCGGCAACGTCATCTATGCGCTGCCCGGCGTTCTGGACTACTCGAACCTGCAATTCAACGGGGAGACGGCCAACATCGAGCTCACGAGTGAGGAGGTATTTACTCTTGGGGAGGTGACGGTGCTTGAAACCCACGCTTTATCCTAACGGATTCCCCAGCGCCTACGAGGAGCTGAAAACCTTTTACCCGGTATTTTACCGGGACGTATTCGAGATGGACGCTATCTGGCGCACTTGCGGCGGCGGAATGGACGAAATCGAGGACGACGTGGACCGGGTGGCAAACAGCACCTATATCTCACTGATGGACGAAACAGCCCTCACGCAGATGGAGGCATTCCTTGGCATCCCGCCGGACAGCAGCAGGACGCTCGAAGAGCGGCGCAAACTGGCGAGCTCCTATTTCCTCGGCGTGGGCCATATCGGCTCGCGGGAAATCAAGGAGATCACCAAAGCATTCACCGAGGGCGAATGTGAAGTCTCGTTTGCAAATAGCGAGGTCTACATCCACATCAAGGCGGACATTTCCGACACCCCACCGGCAGATGATTTCTTTTTCATCCTGAGAAAGAAGATACCGGCCCATTTAGGGGTAAACACGGAAATCGAGATTGAGTTTACCGAGGACCTCTATGTGGCAGCGAATGCCATGCAGAATGACCGCTACATCGTCGGCCCGGAGAAACTCAAGGAGCTTGCCGCGACCGGGCAGATATACACCGGCACCGGCGCGCTGCAGAACGACCATTACAGCATCCGGCCACCTATCCCGGAACCGCAGGCGGCGGAAACCGCCTTTTTCGTTGGCACAGGCGCAGTAATAAACGCCCGTACTCACATTGACCTTGCGCTGGGAGATACCCAGCTTGAGGCGACGGCCACGGCCCGGACCGGCTGCGGCATCGTCGAAAATACGCACTATATTGTGCAATCACAAGGAGGTACTTAATCAATGGATGGTTCTATCACCACAAACAAAGGCATCGCGCTGATTGCCAAGCTGCTGGCCTCGAAAGGGGCGCTTGAAATCACCCGCGTTGCCGTCGGCGACGGTACGCCGCCCAGCAACCCAGCCACGCTGAACGGGCTGGTGCATGAGCTCAAGAACGCCAATATCGAGAGCTTAGACAACCCGCAGAACGGCGAGGCAAAAATCGTCGTTACCGTTTCGAGCATCGGCGTGACGACCGGCTTTTTCATCAAGGAAATCGGCGTTTTTGCAAAGGACACGGACGGCAGCGAAATCCTCTACTCCTACGCCGGATTTTCTGACAATCCCCAGTGGATTCGCCCGGAGAGCGCAGCCGTCACCAACGTGGCGACCTACGACCTCAACACCGTGGTGGACCGCGTTTCCAGCGTTACGGTCCAGATTAACCCGTCGAGCCTTGCCACTAAGGCGCAGCTCGAAAGCCTCGATGCCCGCGTAGAAACGCTGGAAAAGCAGGAGCACGTCAGAATCTACGGTGTGCGCTGGGGCAAGAACACAAGCGCGAGCGCCGGAGAGCGTATCTACGACAGCGTAGGCATGGTGGCAAATGTCGGCACCGGCGCGGAGGCGGTCGTCAACGACTTTGATGCCGTTTATCCTTTCGCAGGCCGGAGGCGCTGCAACGGCTACCGCGATACAGACCGTACTTTCCACGTCACCGCATACGAGGGGGAGCCGGGCTACACCACCAACGACCCGACAAAGCTCGTGTACGTTGAGACCCCGCTGTTCTACTACTTCGACGGGATTGACGGCGATTACGAGGTCAAGGCCGTTTCGGCCCACCCTGTACCCGGATTCCTGCCGAGCCCGGCGCACCTCAACCCGGACGGCACTGTACGGCAGTACGCCTATTCGGCGGCCTATCTTGTCGCCATGGAGGGCGCAACCGGCTCCGAGAAACCGAGCAGCCGCGCCGGAGTGTTCAGCGATTACAACAGCCTGAACGGCTGGGCGACCAACATCAAAAAGCTCGGAAACCAGTACACGGGGATGCTGATTGCAGACCAGTATGTGGACACCCTTTTGATGATGGTCGAGTTCGCCACCAAAGATATGCAGACCATCATGCAGGGCTGCTCCACGTTGCCCTATTTCACTGAGCATAAGGCGCTTGCAGCGGAGAACAGCGTAAACCGTATCCTCATCACCAAAGCGCAGGCGGCGGGCTACGTTGTGGGGCAGGCTATCAGCATTTCCGCCACCAGCTACGCAAGCGATGAGATTGCAAAGAACCGCACCATCACGGCCATTACCGACAAGAGCACCGATGAGACCTATCTCTATTTTGACGGCGCAGCGGTGAATATCGAGGTCGGAAACTTTGTCAGCTCCCGCCCGTGGGTAAACGGCGCGACCGACGTTGTGGCGGCCAGCTCCGGCTCCCCGACGGACAACACCAGCGGTAAATACCCCTGCAAGTACCGCGGCAAGGAAAACCCCTACGGCAACGCATGGGTGAACATAGCCGATTTGCTGGCAGTACGCAAGGGCTCCGAGGGTAACTACACCTACCACATGGCATATCTGCCGGACCCGACGAAATACGCCGCAGGCGTGGTATCTGACGACTATGTGGAATTGGATTACCAGATGCCGGGCAGCGATGGCTATGTCAAGGAATGGAACGTCGATGAGCGTTATCCTTGGATTCGCATGGCAAAGACGCTGGGCGCAAGCTCGACGACCTACTATGCGGATTATTATTATTACTCCCGCAGCGCGGTTTCCGCGGTGAGTGCTGGCGGCGACCTCAACTATGGCCGGAGTGCCGGGCCTTGTTACTTCAACTGCCACAATGCCCCGTCCGACTCGGGCTGGAACCGCCGCGCGCGTCTTTCTTAAAAACCTGATGGCGGGGGTCTGGGGGCGGCCAGCCCCCTTACTCCTCCATCCTTTAATACACTGGGACTTGGTGTGCTCTGCTCGCGGTGATTGCTGGCGGCAACCTCAACAATGGCCGGAATGCCGGGCCTTGTTACTTCAACTGCAACAATGCCCCGTCCAACTCGAACTGGAACCGCCGCGCGCGTCTTTCTTTATGCGGAACCCATAAATCTATTTGCACACCATTCCGCCGCCCTTGAGGCGGCCACGCCCTGAAAAAGGGGTGCCATGCCACTCGGCAAAAATACGCCGCTCAGGTGGGAGTTAGTAGGCCCGGAGACGGGCTCGAAAGCCCTCAAGGCTTAAAGAAAGAGGTGATTGCCTATTGAAAAGGACCGGGTATATTTACGAGAAGTTATGCGACAAAGCCCTCATCCGGGAGGCTATCATTAAGGCATCACGGAAAAAGCGTCGCCGGAAATCGGTCAGACGCATCCTGAACGACATCGACCACTATGTTGATGAAATCTACACCATGATGTTGAACGAAGAATTTACCCCATCGCCCTACCGGCGGTTCCGCATCAAAGACGGAGCCACCCAAAAAGAGCGGGAGATATGCTGTCCGAAATTCTACCCCGACCAGATTATCCACTGGATGCTGATAATGGCTATCCAGCCCATTTTGCAACGGGGAATGTATGAATTTAACTGCGGCAGCGTACCGGGGCGCGGAGCCCATTATGGAAAACGCTACCTTGAGAGGTGGTATAAGCGGGACAGGAAGAACACGAAGTATTGTGCGAAGCTGGATGTGCGGAAATTCTATCCCTCAGCAAAATCGCCGGTCATTATGCGGGAACTGCGGCGCGTGATAAAGTGCAAGCGGACGCTCCGGCTATGCGAGGTGATATTAAACAGCGCAGACGGCCTACCCATCGGGAATTACACGTCACAATGGTTTGCGAACTTCCTTTTGCAACGGCTCGACCACTACATCAAGGAGGTTCTGAGAATACCCCACTATGTTCGCTATATGGACGATATGTGCCTGTTTTCAGCGAGCAAGAGGGCGCTGCACAAGGCTGTAAAAGCAATCCGGGAATTTCTGGCCGGGCTGTCGTTGCAGCTCAAAAGCAACTGGCAGGTCTTTCCGACGGCCAGCCGGGCGGTGGACTTTCTCGGATTCCGATTCTTCCGGGAGAAAACCACGCTGCGGAAAAACCTCTCGCTACGGATGAGGCGCAGGGTAAAGAAAATCCATTGTTATACCGCGAAACACGGCGGGAAAGCCCGGCCACGCGACGCGGCAGCCGTTATGAGCTACGCAGGATGGCTCAACGGAACAGCTACCAACGGCTTTTATGCGAAATACATAAGGCCGTACATCAATTTCAAGAAATTAAAGGAGGCTATCAGGCATGAGACGAGAGTACGCGCAAGAACCGCCTATTGTATCGGTGGTTCAGCTCAACCCTGCGGAGTGTGAAATCATGCTCCGCGAGAACGTCACCACGGAAACGCGCGAGAGTGGCGACATGGGCCCGGAGGCGGGCCAGATTACCGTCTATTTGGCGGATGAATACACAATCATTGTACCGTGGAGAAAGGGCCTTGAGGAGGCTGTGAGCGCCAATACGGCGGCATGGCTGGAAATGGCAAAGAACGCGGAGCACACCCACCTCGCCGCAGAGGCGCGGCAGCACCGTAACAAGCTGCTTGAGGAAATCGACTGGACACAGACCATCGACGCGCCTATCAGCGCGGCCAGCCGGGAGGCGCTGAGAACGTATCGCCAGCAGCTCAGAGACATTACCGAGGCACCCGGATTCCCTTACGACATCGCGTGGCCGGAGCGCCCGGCGATTGAAAAGGGCGAGCCGGACCCGGCTGACGAGGCGCTGGACATTTTGCTGGGAGGTGAAGAGAATGCGTAAAGAGAGAGCGAGAGAAAACCGGCGCTTGCAGATGTTCACGGCGCAGGGCCTTACCGACGACATGGCGACGGCGCTCCCCGGCCTTTACCCGGCGTGGAACGGGGCGGGGGTCAGCTATGCGAAAGATTATATCGTCCAGTATGACGGCGGCCTTTACCGCTGCTTGGAGGCGCACACCTCGCAGGACGACTGGGCTCCCGGAACCGCCCCGTCTTTGTGGGTAGCCATCTCGGACCCGGCAGAAGAGTGGCCGGAGTGGAGACAGCCCGCAGGGGCCCATGACGCATACGCCAAAGGGGCCAAAGTGAGCCACAACGGCAAGCGCTGGGTCAGCGATGTGGACGGCAACACATGGGAGCCCGGAGCCTATGGATGGACACAGCAGGATGAGTAAAGGACTATACGAAGAACTTTACGACTATGCCACGCTTGAGGCTGCCTATGAGGCGGCCTTTCTTTATTTGGACGATGCCCCGGAGGACAGCGAGGCGTGGCTAATAAACCTGCAAAATCACTTGGTCTGGCGGAGCTATGAGCCCGGCCAAAACCCAGATGAGGATAGCGTCGTCCTCACCGCAATCGGCAACATTCTGAAAGCCCACGG